TGATTCTGACGATCTAACTGAGCTTGTTCTGCCCTAAACTCAAGATCCATAGCCTTCTGACGTTCTTGACTAGCAAGCATTTCTTGTTGCATCTGCTGTTGCATTTGCTGTTCTTGCTGCTTCTGAGCCATGCTCTTTTCTTCTGCAGCTTTAAGAACACCAGTAAGTTCAGCTATAGACTCTGACTTAATTACATTTCCAAGATCATATATTGAAGCTCCTGTTGTATTGTTGTTAAGAGCCAGCTGTTTAAGCTGTTCCATAATAGAACGAGAGTTTGTTTTTGTAGTACAAAATATATTTAGATCTCGTAGTAACAGATCAGTTCCATTTATTTCAAAGTTTATTTTTTCATCCGCTCCAGTAATATATTGAAGACGTAAGCTAGGTTTCTTTGAATGATAGTATTGAGCCAAGTCAGTTCTCATTTGGTGAACTCTTGGCATTAAATTATCACTGTGCTGTATAAAGTATTGTTCTGTTTGAGCATATGAAGCTGTCATAGCTTGCTCTATTCCAGTAGCTGTTTGTTGTTGAGCTATAGGCTGACCCATACGCTGAGGGTTAAGACCTATTACTTCAAATGCCTGATTCTTAAAATAACTTGCCAGATTAATCCTAGATAACAAACGGTTGGTCTGCTCTAGGTTAAGTACCTGATAATGCTGAAAGTTTAAAGCATTTTCTGTATTAGTAATAGAAGTATCCAAAGGCAGCATCTGAAAGTTCTTCATAGCCACATAGGCTTTGGCCAGATTATTTTTACCCCAGTCTTCTCCAAGAGAGTGACGAGGCAAAGCATTCTGGTCCAGCATGATAACTGTGCCTAGCTCATCCACAAGGATGTCAGCTATCTGGTTATTCACGATATTATAACCTATCTGGTATGGCTTCATCAGGTCAACCAGTGAAATACTGCGGGTGTTCCTGTCACCAAATACAGAACCTTCCACCGGTAGTTTACAGCCATAAAGAGTTGCATCTCCTTTAAACTGGAAAGGAAGTTTACCTGGTTTACCACCATTTAATCCTAAATAAATAGGATTAATACCTCCAGGATTATTCTGACCCCAGAAAGCCGGACGGTTAGGTCCAATCTTAACCCCACCCCAGGTTTCATTAATCCAGATCCAGTCAATATGCTCACCAAAGATTAAGTTGTCTTTGGATTTTTGTTTATATAAACTTGTATTATAAAGTGGTTTATCAGTTACTTTAAAGTCTTCAGATACGATATCTTGTATAATCTCACCTTCATCTGTGATTTTAGTAAGATGCCCAACCTTACGTTGAGACTTCCAATAAATAGTAGAAACTCTTAGTAAATGACTTTTACCAAAGTCAACAGTGTCTTCTGAGTCAGATAATATCCACTCTACTATATCACCTGTACCAAACTGAGTGTCATAAACAGAAGTAAATTGTCTATAAGCCAAGGATGGCATCTGAGTGTTCCACTCATGTGAACGAGTTGGATCGTAATATGTTCCATCATTTTGATAACCTTGTACTGCATAACCAGCAGAACGCACTGGATAGATAGCTTCTAAAGCCTCTAATTGTTCTTGATTCATCATCCAGCCGTACTTGTCTATAACGTCTGATACGCTCATCATGTCCATTTTACCAACCCAGTTACCCTGGCTGATATAGCGTACATCTGGAGACTTATGATAAAAGGTAAGGAGTGGATTCCAAAGCTCTACTTCATAATCATCTTCGTTCATTTTAAAATGCCAAAACTCACGATCTGTAATCAGCATATCTTTAAAAGCACGCTCTTCTAGTTCTTGCATTTTAAAGCGTTCTTCATCTACACTCATTTGATGTGAAGCCCATTCTTCAACTAATGAACGGTAATCTTTTTTAAAGAAATCCTCAATTTCTGGAAGACTTTTTAGATTTTCTGGAGCCATCATCTGCTGAGCTTCTTCTGAATCAAACTCCAATCCTTGAGCCATCATCTTAGTCATCATCTTCATCTGAGCCTGTTGTAACAAAACATCTTCCAGCATTTGACGTTTGGCCTCTAACATCTCATTATAAGAAATATCATCTACTGCTCTAAACATTATACGAGAACTTCTTTTAGAAAACTCGTTGCAAAGAACATTAACTACATTAGGAATAATAGGATAAAACTTTAATTCTAAAGCTGATACATCCTCTTTAGTAAGAGTATCTATCAAATCTGCCATCTCATTATCCTCTTCTACAATATAATCTGACTTGTCTATAATACCTTTTGCAAGCTTGTAGTTTTTCATCAGCCTACGGGCATTACGCCTAAGCTGCTTCATTCCCTGAAATTCTAGCCAATCTAAGTTCCACGCCCTCCATTCTTCATCTTTTTCTTTCTGAGACAAAAACTGGATAGGCTGGGTAAGGGTACCCATCTTGTTATATTCGGCCTTCTTACCAGCCTTTAGATCTAGAGCATTATATATCTGCATGATAATTAATTAGTTACGTATTTATAGACTATTTCTACCCCATACGTATTGGTAGATTGAAACACTATTTGTTCAGGAAGTATGCTATAACTGATCATCTTATATTTTTAAAGGGGTTTCTGGGAGCTTTCATACCAGAACTAGCACCTTTAGAGCCACCTAAATGTCTAAAGGGGCTCCAATTTAATTTACTAAATTTCTGGGAGTTATCCAACTTTTGTTCTGTAACCTCTACACGTTTAGCCAACCCACGGTTAGATTGTTGGACCTTAGCAAACGCAACCAAGGAGCAAAAAGCTACCAGCCGGTCTACGTTTATTCCGTCCTGGTAAGCCTGCATCTCTTTTAGAAGCATGATATCAGGAATACGCTCTACTCCGTAGAAGGTCTTTACAATCTCTCCGTCAGCTTTGGTTTCATGGTCAAGTTCCTCTTTTAGAAACTCTATCCCGTAAGACAAGATCGTGCCCTTAAAAAGTGTACCCACGTTCTTCCACCCGTATTCTTGGAATACGTTCCGGTTAGCCCCGATGTCTTTTAGGAACAGGATCATATCCTTTGGTACCAGGTAACGCTGTTTCTTCTTACTAATCATGTACTGAATAAACAAGGCTACGTTGTTTTCCACTACGGTCCAGGCGTTGTACCACTCAATCATTAGCTCCAGACGTTCATGCGTCTTGTTCAGGTCATCAAACCTGCCACACCAAGAGGCTACAATCTTATCCCGCTCAATAGTGTTAGTAACCTTTCCGTTGCCCTCATCTTTTATAACTTCCACCGGGTTTTTGTAGATATAGATGGCACAAAGTGATTCAGAAGTTGTAGTCTTACCTTCTCCTACAGGGTCAACAGCGGCATAGTACATCCCAAACGTAGGATCTTTTACAGGTCTTTCATACACACAAATAACTCCTTCTTTGTCTTCTGTCTTTTTAGATATAGGAAACTCCATGATTGGAATCTTCCTTGAAGGCTTATCTATAATCTTACCTTCTGCGTTTCTAGAAAGATCTAAGTATTCTACTGAGTATTCTTTATCCTGAATACGTTGAATCTGTTTGGATACAAGGTGAGGAGGAAATACCGATTCTTTTCTTGTGGCAAAAGCTTCCTCTATGTTTGTTGGTTTCTGTGATATCCTTAACTGATACTGCTCAGGAGTAAGATCTCTCTTCCACCTTATCCTCTCTTCAACTATTGCGGCAAGAGCTTCTTCTACTTTAGAGTTACCATACTGATCTATAAATGGTGGCATGCTCCACTGCTCAGGAATAAATAATCCAGTCTTTCCTATAGTTCCTTCTTTGTCTATAAGATTTGAATCTACTGCATAGATATCATTAGCTTCTGGTTGAAGTACCATTAGCTTCAAAGGTTCACAGGCTTCTAAATCACCCACTGAGCCTGCAGCAATAAACATACCTGTAGTAATCATACCACTCTGCATGGCTGGTCTCATATACTCATAGGTCTGATCCATCTTTGGAGCAATACCAGCCTCCTCGTGAAAGAAGTAAGTACACGGACCACCGACACCATTTGTTGGGTCTTTTTCAAAAGAGGTTCCAGTAATAATAGATTTATTACCCTTGTAAGTATCTCGTCCACTAATACGAACCTTAATACGCTGCTGCCAGGAAAATACTTTATCTGGATCAGATGGTCTGTACCAAGCAGTATGCTCGTTTAGAAATGTACGGTATTCAGTAAGCATACGCCAAGTACCTTTCTCTGAAATATAATCTTTAAGACTTGCTCCCATCTTAAGAACGGCACCGCTTTCAAACCAAAACATGTTGATCAACTTAGCTGCATGGAAATACGATGAGGCTATCTGACGTTTCTTTAAAATAGCGGAGTGTTTATAGTGTAGCTCGGCTAGTTGTTCATACAAAGCCATATGATACTGAGCATCTCTGACTTTTGCAAAGTCAAAACGTTTTTCTTCTTTATCATAGATAGGAAGAAAGTTTAGCCACATGTAATAATCCCGACTGATATACCATGCATTACCGTTATTTTTTACAATAATGCCTGACTTACACTTCATTTTCTGGTCATCCCAGTAATTAATAAAGTCTTTAGTTTTTACAGGGGCTGGGCAGTAAAAACCTTGTTGTTGGTATTTTCTAGCTTCAGCATTAAATATCTGACTGCTTTCATCAAAACCATATTGACCAGGCTCTTTAAATAACTTAACCAAATAGTCTCTGAACTCTTCTCTTGAGTAAAAAGTAGTTAGATCCCACTGCCCATTTTCATAGGTTGGTACTTCTATATATGGTTTATTTTTCTCCAACTAGCTTGCTTATTTTCTTTTTGTCTCCACCTGTTTTGTGTAAGATTTCTATCAAAGTATCAATAGACTTACTTCTTAGAATACCAGGTTTAGTAGAGTCACTCCAATAGTCATTATAAAGTTCTCTAGGAATAGCTGCCCAGTTTTTATTATGAGCATTGTAGTGAAACACATAGTTGTAAAGGGCATAGTCTTTGTTTTCCATAAGAATTAATTTAATGTGGTTGCGGAGCCTAGAGTTGAACTAGGATTCCTGGGTTATGAGCCCAGTGTGCTACCGTTACACCACCCCGCGGTATTTTTGCTGTAAGGGGAGGATTTGAACCTCCAAGGATAAGAAACCCTATCCACCTCCGAGACAGGGAGGCACGTCTGCCAGTTTCGTCACCTTACAGTAGAAGTCCATGTAGGACCTATAATAGAAACTAGTTCTTCCTTGTTTTTAAATGGTATACGTTTATGTACACCAATAAAAGGAATCTTAGTTCCCTTCTCTAAAAGTTTATCATCATATATCAGACCTTTATCTACATAGTCTTGATGCCAAAGAACTTTAGGAGCATAAACACCAAGTATATAAAAGGTCTTTTCACAGTTATTGTCCTTTGTTACAATAATCTGAGGATAACGAGCTTTCTTTTGTTTTTCAGGATCAAGCTTCTCATATACTTGATCCGGTATAAAATCAAGCATTGGAGGATTAGCTACTCTATGCGTCTTTACTCCAATATGTAATCCTGCAGGTAATAAATCAGGGATATTCTTTTTTATATCATATGAAGTATCAGGGTCTGTAAATTCTATACCTAAAAACTTCTCTACAGCTCTTTGCCCCATGTGCCCATTAGTACTTCTTTTCTCTAAGTAGTTGTCATCAATAATGTACTGAGGAC